AGCAGCTGTTTCTCAAAGAGACTTTTAAGGGTCTCAGCCCAGGTGGAAATCCACCAAACTGGCGATTAAGCCAGGGATTGCTGTTGTATCACGATATCAATCTCGCGATACTTCCCTTCCCTCACGGGAAGCCCACTGGAGTGCTCGACAAAACCCAGCTTACGCAGGGTGTCATCGGTAACTTCAGTAACCAATTGCCTTAATGAGGCAATCAGCTGTCCCTCTTGGAGGTCGTGCTTCACTTCTTCCGAAGTGTTCAATAAAACGCGACTTATCCAACAATCCCACCCTTGAGGGTGGCGATCGAGGCGAAGTTGGTCAACGGTGCCAATGAAAGCACCATCGCCAAATCCATCTGGGAGACGGGGACTACGCCACTTAGCCGGTGCAAGAGCCCGAACTTTTGTCAAAAGTTCGTTACAATCGACCCCAACTCGATCACTCCAACGATGAACGTTGTTATGAACGAGGAAGAGTCGGTCAAGCTTCTGCACTGGTTTCCGTACGTAGAACGGAGTAATGTCCTCCCCGAGAAAGTAGTGTTTACCACAACTCTCTCGATACGGCCCGGAGCTGAACGTTTTCTTCTCATTTGGGGTGAAACCCGACTGAGAAAGTCGACGCAAAAGCTCAGGGCATTCAGCACTACGAATGACGATATCGTCACCGTAGACTAGGACGGACGGATCCGTCTCATTGATGTTGGAGCGGCACACTTGCTGGGCGATAGCCCAGAATATGAGTGATTCAAGCTCAAAAGTGTAACCGTTTCCCATCGATGAGAACTTCTGGTAACGAATTACTTCACCAGAAGGAAGAACGCCGACCGGACTACGACACTGCTCTAGTGCCATAAGCCAGTCATTAGGAAGGAGAAACTCTACTAGACTACTCGATATGGTATCGCTGGCCATAGATAGGTCAACGGTAGCCAAACTACCATCGAGACTCCCGACAAGGGCGGCTCGCTGGTTTCTCGATTGATCGTTCAAATCTATCCCTACGCGCTTAAGGCGGTAACGTATAACACGGCCAATACCCTTCTGAATATAAATATTCATATCAGGCTCTTTGGCGATGGTACGATCCGTCTTAAAATTCTTCGGAACAGCAATAACGCAATTCCCAGGAACGATCTTGACAAGACCGTCAGGGTCCCCTCCTGCAGACAGGACGTTGTGGTTCCACAACGGAATCATGCGAATTGCACATGACGCGAGGATTGCGTTTCCAGAGGTGCTCTCCGGTATACCGGAGTATTTATAGCCAGCATGGCTCTCAGATCGTGGGAGCCTGGTGGTGGCACCAGGACCAAAACCGAAGAACCGTGCGCACTCGTTCCACGAAAACTGACCGAGGGTGTCATAGATACGACGTCTAACCTTGATCCAAAAAGGATCGTAGCGAAACGTCTTCTCGACCCAAAGGTTTGTCTCGCGACAAGCTGCCTCGGCATCGTGGAATCTCTTCCACGTTACCCTTTCCTTTTCGGGCGACGGTCTCCCATCGTCGTACTTAGAAAAGAGCTCCCGCAACAGGAGCGATCCGCGCGCAGCCTCTAGACTAAAAAAATCTAGAGGAGTTTCACGGCCAAGTTCGCCTACAGGGGTTATCCCAGTAAGCAGGCCGAGAGACGCACAGAATGCTTCGTTTTGGAAGCCGATGTGAGCACCAACGCGACGTTTACGACGCATAAGATACCTCTTAAGGTACGAGAAACAAGAACTACTGCGCCAATTCCTTGAGGAACGGAAGCAGTGCTGGCGTCTTCAATGCAGCAAGGATGATTAGTCCAAGCCACACCAAATCGAGCCAGCGTCTACGAGGCCTTTTGAGGGGCTTAGTAGTACGGCTCAAGATTCTCGACGGAAGTCTTCACGCCCGCGTTGCCCATAAAATTGGCAACGTAGGCGTTCAGATCCTTCCGCTCCTGGAGCGTGCTCTCCGGGTGAATGTTCAGGACAACCTGAGCACTCGAATACCGGACAACGGTGTCCACCGAATTAACAGTAGCCACAACGGGAATCATAAACCCGAAAGTGACCTTGTTAACGGTGCGCGACCCATTCGGCGGCAATACCTCGTGAGAGATAGTGCGAAAGCCGGCTGGAATCGAGGGAGACCGGTCAGCCCATTGTGCCCTCGATCCGTCAGTTGTGACCGGATTGAAGGTGTGGGCGACAGGAGTGGCCTGTCCATCATTAATGGACAATGCTGCGATTGCGGGCATGTTTATGCCTCCTAAGGTTGAGGTTGTATATCAACGACCAAAGACCTGACTAAGTAGTGCCAGGGCATTAGCCATATGTCCAAGGGACCGAGGATCTTTAAGACTCGGAAATGATGGAAGAGGAACACCGGCGGAAGCCGAGCGATCCAATTTCACCACTCTCTTCGAACCCTGATAGTTGTTTTGATACGTGAAGCCACCGGAGCTTGAACCTGTACCGCGTGTGTCCCAACTCGCTCGAGTTAGGACAGACGTGGAGGTATAGGCCGAGCTATAACCGAGTAAGGCATCCAACGAATCAATCCAGCCGCCGACTGGAAGGAGCCAATCGACGACAAAACTAAAAGGGAGAAGTTCCCAAGCCAGCGAAGCTGGATTGGAAATCCCAGAGGACGCTAATGAGATTGCTGCCTCATTTGCAGGTAGCGCATCAATGCGTACAAACGCACTACACGATACCTTAGCACTACCAATCCCTCCACCGTTACCGCTCCAAGACTTGGAGTAGTCACGTTTGGAGGAACGAGTAGCCGTTGCTGTGACTCTCCAGTCACTTTTGGGACGCTTACTTAAGGCGTCACAAGCTCCGTAAACATCGGAGAGCAGCGGTTTCCAACCGTACTGTAACTCGAGCCATTGTCGAGGCCAATTACTGCCTCGAGGCTGTCTCTTATTATGGAGGATACCAAGACTATTCATAGCTTTTCGGATTTCTCCGCGTCGCAATGAACGGACGGTACCAACCAGACGATTGGCTGTGTCACCGATGAGTTGCGCGGTTTGCTTACGCTCACCAAACGCAACAGCGAGGTTAATGGATTGAGCTTTTAACTTGCTACGGGCCTGAATTAAGGCCTGATTAGCAAGAGCCCCATCCACAATAAAACCCTCACTGACTAACTCATCCCAGCGGTTCAAGGAATTGAACACGCCGTCACCACCACCGACGCAACCGGTTATCCACCGGTTGTTAATGTTAGGATTGGTAGTATACCAATACTTGCATTCGCCGTAGTCGCGGGTGTACGTTCTATGATAGAAGGAATACCCCGTTGGGGGTATCCATCCCTTGGGCTTACGCCTAGAGACTCCTGACGCAGTTTCGCTTCCCTGTCTACCGTCGCCGACCGTAAAAGGTCCGGCTACGTTTCCGCCATAAATGTCGGAACCCTTCACTGAAGAAGGGATAGATGTAGTGAAGTTAGATCGCGGCATGGGACTTCCGGGAGACCATAAAACGACGCAACACTTCTCGAGGACTGGAACCTCGAACGGGTGGAATCGGTAAGAAATCATAAGGTACAATAAGCCGCTGACCAGAGGGCCTTACAGTAAGTGGAGCACGGCTCGCTAAAGCGAGAACGTATCGCCCCACATAGTTGTAAGGGTCATAGCCAGTGGAAGAGCACCCGTTTGATTTCATAAGCCGAACCCTCCGTAGCGGTGAGTACACCGCTTAAGGATAGAGGCACTAAGTGCCCACCGGTTGACGAACCGGTGTAAAAGAACCCGAACCGCGAAAGCGGATTCAGGGGGCGCCTGACGAGG